AAGAAATAGATGTAAGAAATAAGTTTCATAGCGCAAGGCTTGATGGTGCGTTTGATGACTTAGAGACTTTGGATGAACGTCGTAAATTTCTTGTTGAATTACAACGCCAACAAGAGAAGGGTGGTTTTCTTGTTGAAGGTCTTGATGACAATGTTATTGAACGTAAAATATCTATTTTTGCGTCTCAGATTAAAGCAGAGTTAAATGACCTTAAAAGCCAAGGCAAAGACCTTTTAAGTGATTGGAATAAGTTTTCTGATAAAACTGTATCTCAAGGTTATGTTCCTGATGAGACAACAACAAATAGATTTTTAGCACAACGTGATAAACTTGCTGCTGCTGGTGTAGACGTTAGCGAATTTGATAAAAAATTTGCAAAAACACAGACTGCTGCTGACTTTAACAAAGTATTAAATGGGATGGGTATTCCAGACCTTGAAGCATTGAGAAAAGGTTATGCTGCTGCTGCTCGCAAAGACGGAGCTATACCAGAAGAAATTGATCGACTAAATGCGGTTGAGAAACGTCTTAGCTTTATGCGTGAAGAGTTAAAGCGCGATCCTGTTGGTGCTGGACAATTCATAGGTCGAATTGAAGACATCAATCTTGCTGAAACATTGGTTCTTAAACCAGATGAGTTTGGCGATAAATTCGGTCAACGCATTTCTCAAGTTAAGGCATTTAGTCGTCAAAATAATATAGAAGGCCCGTACAGTTATTTGAATGACGATGAAGTAACGCGCTTTACAAATGCCTTTAAAGACGGTGATGTTGAATTAAGGATGAGACTTATAGGTAATCTAGCAGAATCTGCTGGCCCGCAAGCTCCAGAGGTTTTTGCTCAGATTAGCGAGAAAGACCCAACAATTGCTCATATAGGCGGTTTAATGGTTGCTGGTTCTGGTCCCAGTACCGTTAGAGCGGCAGTAATAGGACAGCGTATTATTGATGCTGGAGAAGCTCCTAAAATTACAGGTGAGTCAACAGATAAAGCATCTGCAATAAACAATTTATTTGCAACTGGTATTTTTCCTGTTGGTATTAAATCCAGTATTTCGGCAACTGCTGATGCTATTTATGAAAGCATTGCTGCTAACAGAACGCAATTTGATACCAAAAAATATGCTCAAGCTATTCAACTCGCAGCGGGACAAATTACCGTTAAAGGTAAAACTTATGGCGGAATAGCATATTTTAATAATCGCCCAATCATTGTTCCAAATAATTTTATGGTTGATGGCGAAGATGCTTCTGAACTTCAAGACTTATTTAAAGATGCTTCTTCAGAAGATTGGATTAAAACAGTCGGTGCATTACCAATGGCGCAAAACGGTCAGGTAATTGGTATAGATCGTTTAAAAAATAATTTAATTCTGCAAAGTATTGGAGATGGTATTTTTGCTGTTGGTTTAAGAGAAGGTGGAAGAGATCAATATTTTGATAATGGTTCAGGGAAAATGTATCTTATCAATATTCAAGATTTTAGAAATAATTATAAAGAGAGAACCAAACAATGACGTTTTTCTTTAATGAAGGGGAAACGTCTTCTTTAGGAATAGACCTCGTACAAACTGGTGGAGAGGAACCGGGGTTCTTTGACTCAATTTCGTCTGGTTATTACGAGCAACGCTACGCGAAGAACTCTGATGCAAATCTTGTTTTGTTAGACGAATACATCCAACCAGTTCTGAACACTATTGCTGAACGAGGTGGTCCGGATTTTATTAATCCTTCTCATTATTATGGCGGAACCGATAGTATGGGTGGTTCCGAAGAAATGAGAGGTATTCAAACTCAAAAGATAATAGATTATCTAAATGAAAATTCTGATGTATTTCCTGAATATCAAAATTTATCTCTTGATAAGATAAATCAAGAAATTGTTTCACGTGCAAAAGATGAGCTTGCTAAGGCTCAAGCTGAATCAGAAAAACGATATGGTGTTCTTCCTGCCATCGGTGAATTTATAGGTAATGCTGGTGGCTTTCTAACTGATAGGAATTTAATTGAAGTTACTGTTATGACTGGCGCCGGAGGTTTTTCTCAAGTTGCAAGAGCTCCATTATGGAAAAGTGCTCTTGGCGCTGGTTTACTTGAGGCAGCTCGTGAAGCAACTATCCAAACGGCCACTCAAAAATGGTATAAGGAGCTTGGTCTAAAATATGATTATAAAGATTTTCTAACAAATGTTGGAACCGCTGGTATTTTTGCTGCGGGATTTCCTGTAGCTTTTAGAGGCATTTCTCTAACTTATGACCAAGCTCGTGGAGCAGTTAAGGCATTACGCAAAGATGATGCAATGAGCAAAAGTGATGCTGACGCTATCAATGCATCCATTGACGAATCAGAACTTCTTGGTGAAACAACCTTTGAAGGTAAGGCAATAGACCCTCTTGAACATGCTCGTAACTTAGATGATGCGACTGCGGATATCAGCATTGGTCGTTTTCCCGGTGAAACAGATGTTCCAACACGTTATTCTCCATTACCCAAGATTGATGATATAGAGGATTTAACGCCAGACACTTATGCACGAGCCTTAGACGATTTGGCAGATGATGAATTTATTGAGCTTGGTGATGAAATCACTGGTTATCAAAAATTACAAGGAATTGAAATCAAAGAAGATTTAGCTAAAGACGATCAAATGTTAGATCGTTTACGGGGGTGCGTCGTCTAATGAGCCTTCTTGAATGTATAGAAAATGCCAAAAAAGAAAACGTTATTGATGAAACTCGCGCTGCCGAGTTAAAGGATCAATACAATCGTTTATATTCTCAATATAAAACTGAGATGTCTGAGGCTGAAGCTGCTCGTCGTGCTGGAAAAGAAACCTTTGAAACGGCAGAATATGCAGCAGCAGAGAAAAAACGTCGTATTGCTTTAAGCCGCGCTGTTCAACGTGAACGCTTAAAAGAGATGGAAGACAATAATCTTAAATACAAGAGTGAGGCACTTGTCCGTTTAGTAGAGCGTGATGGTTCTGGGCAATGGTCTTATTCGAGCCTTGAAGGTAGACGTGAGGCTATTCGTGGACGCGCTCACGCTAAAATGGACAATGTTCTTGCCGAGCTAAAACGCGGCATATTTGGTAATGAACGCAGAGCGGCCCGTGAAATGGGCGCAGATATGGCAGAAGAGGTTTTTGGTAAAAAGAATACCGGAAATGCGGTCGCTAAAGAATTAGCGCAAGCATGGAAAGAGACATCAGAATTTTTACGAAAAGCATTTAATCGCGCTGGAGGGTCTATTCCAAAACGTGCTGATTGGGGAATGCCTCAAAGCCATGATGTTGTTAAAATAGGTAAGGCAGGTGAGGACGAGTGGATTAATTATATTAAAGATCATCTTGATTGGAATAAGATGATTGATGAATCTACTGGTAAAAAGTTTTCGCCAGCAGAGCATAGAAAAGTTCTTGAAGGAGTATATGACTCAATCAAAACCGAAGGTTTTTCTAAGGTTGGTCGTGATAGTACGTTAATGAACAAATCATTAGCGCGTCGTAGACAGGATCATCGTTTCCTCGTGTTCAAAGATACTGATAGTTGGCTTGAATACCAAAAGAAATTTGGTCGTGGTGATACCTTTACTATTATGATGGATCACATTGATTCAATGTCTCGTGACATTGCGATGCTTGAATTGCTTGGACCTAATCCAAATGCAACTATTCGTTATTTAAAGACGCAAGCAGAAGCTATTGCTAGAACGGCTGATAAAAAGATTGGCGGTGGAAAAAAACCAAATGAAAATGCTTTTAAAAAACATGAGGGTACATTTGATGGAATGTACGGCATCTATACTGGTACAGCATTAGCTTCAGATAGAGAATGGTTGTCAAATGGATTTGCAGGTCTTGGTAATTTACTAAACTCCGCCTTACTTGGTTCAACGTCTTTACTAGCTATACTTGGTGATATGGGTACGGCGCGTGTCGTGTCTCGTATTGCTGGCCTTCCACAATCAAAAATGATGGGCCGTATGCTCGGCACAATGGTGGCGGGTAAAGCTACTAAGCGAGAGTTTATTCGGGCTGGTTTAATTGCTGAAGGTTGGTCTTCTGTCGCCTTTGGACAATCAAGATATATTGGCGATGTTATGGGGCCAAATATAACCCGCCGCATATCTGATTTTACTATGAACGCATCCTTGCTTTCTCCGTGGACACAAGCATCCCGGTGGGCTGTTGGTATGGAATACATGGGTTTCTTTGCCGATAACATTGGAAAGAAATTTGATGAACTTTCGTCCAAGAACCAAAGATTATTACGTCAATACGGTGTTGATGCTGCTGATTGGGATAAGATACGCAGTACAAAACTTCACAAACATAAGGGTGCAACATTCCTGCGTCCTGTTGATGTTTTTGATATCGACGAAAAGATTGGTTATAAATATATGGAAATGCTGCAAAAACAGGTCGATTTATCTGTTCCTGTAGCATCACTTGAGTCGCGTGAACTTTTAACTTCTGGAGCAAGACGCGGTACTGCAGTAGGTGAAATTGTCCGCTCTGTCGGTCAATTTAAAAACTTCCCAGTTACGATAATGACGAACAATCTTAGACAAATCCGTCATCTTGAGTCATCAACTATGGGCCGTGTTGGATACGGTGTAGAGTTTATGGCGACCGCTACTATCTTTGCTGCATTTTCCATACAAATGAGACAGTTTTCTCAAGGCCGCGATCCTCTTGCAATGTTTGATGAGGATGGCGAGCCAAATATGGAGTTTTGGGGTAGCGCCTTTCTTGCTGGTGGTGGCATGGGTATATTCGGTGACTTCTTATTCTCTAATCGAAATAGATTTGATCGCGGTCTTGCTGAAACAGTTGCTGGCCCTAGAATTGGATTTGCTGGAGACGTGTTAGATTTAACAGTCGGAAATGTAATGCAAGCCATTGAAGGCGAAGATACTGATATAGGAAAAGAAGCAGTACAATTTGCACAAAGATATATGCCCGGTGTATCTACATTCTATGCACGTTTAGCAATGCAAAGATTGATTTTTGACAATCTTCGTAAAATGGCTGATCCAGATGCAGGTAGAAATTTCAGAAGATTAGAGCGCAAACTCAGACGCGAAAAAGGGCAGAATTACTGGTGGAGTCCGGGTGAATCAGCACCTAAACGCACACCAGATTTAAGCGCAATATCGGTTGATTTTCGAAGGTAGAATATGAAATGGATTTAGGTTAAAGTGCTGGTCAACGTGAGGGATTAAAATGGCGGACTATAATATCAATGCTGTAACACGACGCATCGTCTACACTGGTAGTGCGGGCGTTGGGCCATACGCTTTCTCGTTTGAAATCCTTGTAAACACTGACGTAGACGTATATTTCAACACTACGTTGCTGACACTTGCAACAGATTACACCGTAACAATCAATGCCAATGGTACTGGTAGCGTTACGATTGTAACTGGCTCAAGCGTTCCCTCAACACCAACCCTGAATGACCGCATCACCATCGTTGGTGCTCGTGACATTGAGCGCACCACTGACTTCGTGACAGCAGGTGAATTACGTGCGTCTGCCCTTAATGAACAACTTGATGCCCTCACAATCTTTGACCAACAGCTACTTGAACTATCGGATCGTGCTGTTCGCGCTCCAGTAACTGACCCAGTCAGCGTCAATATGGAGCTTCCTGCTCAAACGGATCGTGCTGACAAAATCCTCAAGTTTGATTCCAATGGTAACGTCGCTGTTGAGTCGGCTGCTGTTCTTGCTGGCGCTGCTATTGTCGGTGCTAACTTTACAAATAACGTCTTCACTGGCACTGGCGCTCAAACAGCATTTACCCTAACCGTAGCTCCCGGCTCAAAGAATAACGCCCAAGTCTACATCGACGGTGTTTATCAGCTTAAATCTAGCTTTTCCGTATCCGGCACAACGCTGACATTCACTGAGGCTCCACCATTAAATGCTCAGATCGAAGTCGTTATCGGTAATGCCATTGATACGCTTGATGCTGACAGTGGCAATATCAACTACAACCAAGGTGGTACTGGCGCTCAGACCCGAACAGTAGAGAACAAGCTACAAGAGTTTGTCTCAGTTAAAGACTTCGGAGCTACAGGCGACGGTGTTACAGATGACACTGCTGCTATACAGGCTGCGATTGATGCGTCTGAAAGTGTTTATTTTCCATCAGGTGTTTACAAGATTATATCAACCCTCAATCTTCCTAATACAACTTATCGCAAACTACACGGCGATGGGTTCAATGCTCAAGAAACTACAAATCCAGTAAAAGGTTCAATTATCAAATGGGCTGGTGCTGCTAATGGCACAATGCTAGATGGTGACTTTGCTGGTGGTGTAAATATTTCCAGCCTTGTTATTAGAGATATGCGCTTTGAAGGTGATAACATAGCTTCAATCGGCATGATCTTTGGAGCAACTAACGCACATCCTCAGCATTACTATTTTGAAAATGTCCAACTGCGAAACTTTGCAGCCAATGGCACAGATGCTTGCGTTGATATGTCTGGTGCTAGTGTTGGCAGTGTTTATGGATTAGCTGACTGTGAGTTTCATAATTGCATAATTGATGGTGGCAATCGGTCTTTACGTGTCAATTCACAACAACTTAATTTCTATGGCGGTTCTATTGGCGGTAAGAATGGTGGCGTACTTGTTGAGATGGGTGATAATGCTCATCCTAAGTTCTTTGGCACTGGTTTTTATTCTGGCCCCGGAAATCCTGCATCTGTATTTGGAATCTCTGGCACTGTCGGGATTGATGGTCTTGAGTGTTATAGCTGCTGGAACGAAGGTCAAAACTCACTACTAAAAAGATTAACAACCCCCGGCTCTGCCGTTAGTGCATACAAGATTTCTTTTGTTAATCAACGAAGCGCACTTACTGGCGGCACTAATGTTATTGATCTGACTGACCTAAATTCAAATGTAGTTTGGAGCGGTGGATATAATGACAATACTACTGTTAGCCAATGTGTTGTAAACTCTGGTAGTTCTTTAACTGTATTTGGACTTCAGTCAGGTGCTTTTACTTATACAGGCACAGGCGAAGCAATAGAATATTCGTCAACAGGAATTATCAATAGGCTTGGCACTGACATTGATGTTACTGGTGACTTTGCGGTTGCTGGTGCTGTTTCATCAACGGGCAATGCAACATTTGGAAGTTCTGGTAATCCCGTTGTTGAGGTTGTAACTTCGGGTGCTGGTAATAATCCAAGTTATAAATTGTCTGCATCAACAAACAACTGGATTATGCAAGGCACATTCTCAAGTGCAAATGATGAATTGCAATTTCTATACGGTGGTGCAAACAAGGTTGAGTTTGTAAATACTGGTGATGTAAACAATGCTACAGGCACATACGGCACGATTTCTGATGCTCGTCTAAAGGAAAACATCTCTTATCTTGATGAAGCAGCAAAGCAAAATCAGGTCAATGATATTCGAGCAATGCGGTTCTGCAAATATAACATGATTGGTGACGATCAAGTAATGCTTGGTCAAATTGCTCAAGACTTACAGCAAACATCTCCCAATCTTGTTTCACAATATACCAATCAAGACACTGGTGAAGAACGGCTAGGCATCAAGCAATCTATTGTGCATCAAAAAGCTGTTGTCGCATTACAGGTAGCACTTGATAAGATTGATGCGCTTGAAGCTCGTATTGCACAACTGGAGGCAAACTGATGACAATTAAACAACAAGGCGGCATCTTTGGACGCAATCCAACTTTCAATGATGTTGAAGTTGAGGGAACACTAACTGTCAACGGTGAGCCTATTTCCGACTTTGGAACAATGGCTCAACAAGATGCTACCAGTGTAAACATTGATGGTGGAAATATTGATGGCACAATCATTGGTGCAAGCTCAACGGCTGCACTAAGTGCTACGACAGGAACATTCGGTGGCGATGTATCAATCGATGTAGGTGCTGGTAATCCTAAGATGCTCGTCAAAACTGCTGGCGCTGGCAATAATCCTTATGTGCAGCTTCAAGCATCAACAAATGTCTTTGACATGATGGGTGTGTTTTCAGCAAGTCCAGACTATTGGCGTGTTGGTTTTGGCACAGGTGGCGCAGCTTCAACAGAGATACTAAAGGTATTTTCTGGTGGTGATGTTGAAGTTGAGAATGGCAACCTTGTTATCGGCACATCAGGCAAAGGCATCGACTTCTCTGCCACCTCTGGCACTGGCACAAGTGAACTTTTCGATGACTATGAAGAGGGGAGCTTTGTGCCTTCGTTAGGTGGCACAACATCTGATCCAACTATTGCTTATACAACTCAAACTGGCAAATACACAAAAATAGGAAGGCTTGTTCATTGTGAAATTACAATAATTATTTCATCATTTTCTGGCGGCTCTGGTAATTTACAACTTGAGGGTCTGCCTTTTTCTTCTGATAGTGATGATGATCGTGGATGTCTTTATGTAGGATTTTCAGCTAATTGGGCCTCTGGTATAATTTCTGGAATTTCTAATACCAGCACTACAACAGTAAGCCTTAGAAAATTTGATGCTAACAATAATCAAAGTGTTGCTGTGCCTGTGACAGATGCTAGTGGCGATGAGTATTTGCGTTGCTGCATTACTTATCATGCCGCATAAATAGGAGACTTAAATGTCACTTACAAAAGTAAACAACCGTATGATTGATGGAGCAGATTTTAATGTTCTTGATTATGGGGCTGACCCGAATGGTGTAGCTGATAGCACTGCTGCTTTGCAGGCAGCTATCGATGCAGCCGAATTGTATGCGGAAGCAAATATATATGGGTCTGCTGTTGTCCATTTTCCAAATGGTCGTTATAAAATCTCCTCATCTTTAATTATTGATCGAAACAATATAACGCTTTCATCAGGTAGGCGTGGGGCAACCATTGAGGGAACAACGGCTATTGATTGCTTAATAATTACTGGCACTATTTCGCAAACCGTTCAATATGTTCAAGTTAAAGGCTTGCGTTTTGGAGGAGCAACCACAACATCATTTATAAAAACATCTTGGACAGAATATTTAAATATAGAAGATTGTGCATTTGCATCTGGTGCTATTGGAATTGAAATGTCAACAACAGCATCAGAATATGATATTAAGCCTAAAATTGAAAATTGTATTTTTTATGGAACAGCTACAGGAATTAAAGGTGGTGAGACTAGAGTAGCAGATGCCATTATTAATCAAAATTATTTTCAAAATAATACAGTAGCAGCGATACAAGCTGGTTATTTTGATGGATGTCAAATTACTTATAATAAAGTTTTTTACGATCCTAGCCTTACTAGTTATGCGTCTAAAGGACTTGATATATTTAAGGTTATTTATGGAAAAATTGAAGGTAACGATATTTTTGAGACGAGAGGACATGGAATTAGAATTGGGTCTCCAAGAAGCACGAGTATTGTAGGAAATACAATAGTAAAAAGTGGAGCAGCTTCTGGAGCAGCTGCATTATCTTTTTATGAGTATGATGCATCATTAACAACTATTGGAAATACAGTTTATGACAATAAAATTGATAGATGTTATGGTTATGGAATATTATCAGAAGATACAGATAACCTAGAAATTGCTTTTAATCAAATCTACGCATGTGGTTTTTCTGGAACATATGCCGCTTCTGATAGTATTCAATTAGTAGACTGCGATAATACTAAAATTAGATATAACGAAATGGATGGTAATAGCACTGCACGTTATTATATTTACATGGATGGTTCTGCTAATACAGTTATTGAAGATAATGCAGTTTCCAATCATGTTAATGCAGATGTGTTTAGAGTTAATAGTCCAACTACACGTTTTATGTCTGAGCAAAGATTGTTAATCATATCATCAACTTCAACAATTACTTATGCTGACGATGGGGCAATCGTTGACGCTAGTAGTGGTGCGGTAACAATAAACTTGCCAAGCGCCAATACAATGACACCCGGTCAAGAGTTCTTTTTTATCAAGTCTGATAGTTCTGGTAATGCGGTTACGATTGATCCTGCAAGTTCTCAAACAATCAATGGTGCAACAACATATGCGCTGTCTGCTCAATACAACAAAGTTACTTTAATATCTGATGGATCAAGTAATTTTTTAATTAAATCAACTTAATGCGCCTAGTGCGTGGACAGTCCAGCCAAGGAGATAAAAATGGCATTAACTAAAGAAACCAAGAACGACAAGATTGAAGTTCTACAACTAGCTGCGGGTTATCCTGTAGTTCAGGTTCGTACAGCTACTGTAATTGCTGAAGACGGTACTGAGATAAGCCGTACATTCCATCGTCATGTACTAACGCCTGACGCAGACTTAACTGCTGAAGATGCAGACGTAGCAGCGATTGCAGGTCAAGTGTTCACGGACGAAGTAAAGGCTGCTTATGCTACACATCTAGCTTCTCAGGCTTCATAACGATGCCACCGGGCATGAGCATGTGGTCAACACCTGACCTAGTGACATGCGGCTTAATTGTGCTATTAATTATCTTGGTTTTGAGGAAGAGCTAATGAACCAAGACGATATCCGCTTATTTGATTGGGGAAGTTTAGGCATTACAGCAGCAGCTTTAATGGAGTGGCTACCTGCCCTATCAGCGGGCCTATCGGCGTTATGGTTTGGTTTGAGGTGCTACCAGACATTACAAGAGATCCGCAATGGCAGCGGCAAAAATAAATGATACCACCCAAGTAGCATTGCCAATCCGCAATTTGATTTCGTTGATTGCGGCTGCTGCTATTTCGACTTACGCCTATTTTCAAGTGATCGAGCGTCTCAACAAGATCGAGACCAATCAGCATTTGATGCAAAACGATCTGAACATGAATACGGAGTTCAGGATCAAATGGCCGCGTGGCGAGATGGGTAATTTACCTGCCGACAGCGAACAGTTTATGCTTATAGAGCATCTCACGGGTGAGTTAGAGAAACTCACGAAAGAGATAGAAAGCGGACAAGCTCCATTCGATCAACAGCAAAAGCTAACATTGGACTTTTACGAGAAACGCATCGCTAACCTTGAAGCACAGATGGAGAAGCTCAAGGACAGCCAGATGGAAATGTTTCATAAGAATAACGGAGCGAAAGGAGATGGGCATTGATAACCGCCATGTCTTTCGTTCTTTTGCTATTCTCTGGTGGTGAATTGGAGGGGTTTAAGCACCATGAAAACCTTTCTGATTGCCTTGCTGTTAAACGTAAGATCAAGCGCTATAATGGTCAGGCGCATGGTTTTGAGGATCGCTGGGTCTGTCAGCGCATGAAGGTTGAAATGACGCAAGGTCCAGACGGAACGTGGAATATCAGACGGTTATTGGATGGAGTTAAGAAATGACTGATGCTGTTGATAACGTCCCCGATAAACGTGCTTATCAAGTCAATCGTCGTCGGATGTGCTGGGTCGCAATCGGTATGATGCTTGCAGTGGTTATTTGTTTCTTGATCGATCCAAAGAAATACGGTGGCTCTGAAATGGCTCCTATCTTCTATTCCTTGTCTGGACTCGTCGCAGTCTATTTCGGTGCAACTAGTTGGCAGCAAAAGAAATGATTGGAAGTTTAATAAGTGGCCTGATTGGTCCTGTAACTGGCATCCTTGATAAAGTCATTGAGGACAAAGATCAGAAGGCACGATTAGCTCACGAGATAGCCACGCTTGCAGAGCGTCAAAGTCACGAAGTTATTATGGCTCAGATCGAAGTGCTGAAGGCTGATGCTAAAGGCAACTGGTTTCAAGCATCGTGGCGTCCCCTAATCGGCTGGATATGTGGGCTATCTTTGGGCATAAACTATATGGTCAGTCCGATTTGTGCTGGCTTTGGCATTGATATACCGCAAGCGGATATGTCTGTAATGATGCCTCTCATGTTTGGTATGCTCGGTATTTCTGGCTTGCGTTCATACGACAAGAAACAGAAGACTGATACGAAGGTTGTGAAATAATGGCTAAATCTACCGTAGGCCAAGTATGGCGTCCGATACCCGTTCAGAAGATGACGAGCATAGGTCAATCACCTCGCTCTCGTCCGGCTAATAAACATAAGCGGAAGAACTGGAAGCGTTACCGGGGCCAAGGTAAATGATGACCCGTTTACGGCAGCTTTTAGAGCAGGATGAAGGCTGCGTGTATGCCGTCTATTTAGACCACTTGTCTAAACCCTCATACGGGATAGGACATTTGATTGTGCCTGACGATCCTGAGTATGGATGGCCTGTTGGTGCGCCTGTATCAGAAGAACGTGTGCATGAAGTGTTTAAGAAAGACGTGCAGGTTGCGGTCAACGATGCGAAGTGGCTACACCCTGACCTAAACAACATGCCAGAGGATGCACAGATCACTATCATCAGCTTGGCATTTCAATTAGGTCGAAGCCGATATCAGAAATTCCTCAAGCATCACGCAGCTATTGAGGCAAGTGATTGGAAGGAAGCAGCAGCACAACTGCGGGATAGTAAACTTTACAAGCAAACTACTAATAGAACTGAACGTCACGCGGCTCGGCTTGAGGCTCTTGATTAGCGCCAAGCACATTGGAACCGCAGGAGAACATCTAACCTGTAGTGTTCTATTCACCTTTGGTTGGAGTCCTTCGATCATCGACGCCGAAGGTATGGACATTATCGCTGTCAGAAACCAAGACATCGTTCGTATTCAAGTGAAGTCCACATTGAAAACAAATGATAAACACGGATATCAATGGCAGGTCAGCAAGAGCTTACCGAAAAAAGCACTGACCATAGACGACTGTGATATTGTCGCTTGCGTCGCGTTAGACTTGAGAAAGATCGCCTTCTTTCCAATTGAGATTATCTCCAAGCAACTTACCAGACGCATGGCTTTATCGAAGATACTGTCCCCAACTATCGAAGAGGATAGCTGGGAGACAGCACTTGGATTAACGCTTAAATCCTGATCGGTTTTCTAAGTACCCAATCCTCGGCTATTGCTTCAACGTCATCAAGACGAGTGGCATAGAAACCATTCCAATGTTTATCGCCTTCGCTGTATCTGATACCGAATGAATTACCAAGGCGGTAGACTTCAGTAGTTCTATCGCCCTTCTCATCCTGATACAATTTAATAACGTCTGGCAGCTTCGTACCGGGATACCTAGTTTCCATCAATCAATGGCCTTCAAAGTTAGAGAGGATGAACGAACACTACGTGCTGGCTTCGCTGGAGTAATCTTCTCCGGCGTCGCTTTGTAGTTCCGCATTCCCCACTTTATACCATACTTAGTATTACCTACCAGACCCACAGCGTTTTCGTGGCTACCCATGATGTCTTTTATTGTAGCTTCCGCGTCATCAATCCTAGCTTCAGCCGCAGCCTTCGCAGCCTTTGCTTCAACCAAATCAACAAGAGCTTTCTCACCGTTCATTGACTTGCTCAAGTCTATGTCCGGCAGCCCATCATCAACACGAGAGTAAGCAGTATTAGCATCCTCACTTGAGACTGATGGATACCAGTCGCGTTCCTTCTTACGCTTCTCAAACTCCATGACCGCTTCAGCAATTACGCCTTGCATCTCTAGGTCTTCACTATAGAGAAACAATCGAAGCTCAATGCCACGATAAAGTGTTGCGATACAGCCCCACTTGTGTCCAGTACACATCATCTGCGCCTGTAGTTGCCACGGTCCACGGAAGGGTGGTGGCCTATCTTCTGGCATAGCACTCGTCAGCTTGGACTCAATAATACCAGTACCAGATAGGTCTATTACTGGACGGTTGATACAGTAGATACCCGCTTCATAATCAGTAGAGATTTGTCCATTACCTTCGGCTGTACCATCCAACGAACAGGCAAGAGGCAGTGTGTTATGGAAAAACGCTTGCGGAAACTCAAGACATAGGTTGCTTGTGTTCAATCGTTGCGCTGCCTCAGTGATGATGACAGGCTCAAGCCTATCACCCCACCGAGTTGCTTCGTTGCCTGTCCAACTGTCTTCCTTGGTTCCTTCCATCGCTGCGATAGCGTCAGCGAGTGCATCGTTCTGCGTCTTGTATCGGGAGAAGCCCATGATTGCGGGCAGTGTGGACGCAGTAGCGATATCGTCAGGGGTCAATTTACCGACCATTGTAGTTCTCCAGCATGTTACGAACGCCTGTGTCGTGCCATTGTTTTCCGTAGGCAGGTACACCAGTTTCGTTCAAGGTTGAGGCGATAGCACGATAGCTCTCGCCATGATCGCGCAGTTTCTGAGCAAGAGGCAATGCCTTCGTGCAAATTGTCTGCATCTTATTTTTGATCGTGGCAGCAGTCTTAGCTCCACCACGATGGGGTGTAGGTGATCCGAGCTTAACACCACGCGCTTTCTTCTCAGCGAGTGCTGCCTTGGTGCGTCGGCTAATCTCTTCGCGTTCATGCTGCGCGAATACAGCACGAATACCAAACTCTAATGTACCCATACCCGGCATATCAGCGGCCTCAATTTCCACACCACTATCACGCAGCGTGAATAAGAATGAAGCAGAACGAGACAACCTATCGAGCTTGGCGATTAAGATTGCAGCGTCCTCACGTTGGCAGTGAGCTAATGCTTTCGCTAACTCAGGGCGATCATCAATCTTACCGCTTTCTACCTCTGTATATGTGGCTATCACCTTATCCATATACAGAGAGGCCATTGTCTGCTGGGCCTCAAGGCCAAGCTGACTACGGCCTTGCTTGTCTGTCGATACGCGCAGATACAAAACATACTTGTCATGCCTAAACATTGTTTATCCCCGTTGTACTTATGTGCTATCAGTGTTATATAACATTGAAAGCATAGTTCGCAATAGCAAACGGAAGAAAATTTTTATGAGCGAATACAAACCATGTATGTTGCGACTTAGAGTTGAGACGCATCATATGCTGCGCGAGGCAGTAGAGAAGAGCGCGCACCGCAGCATGTCAGCGCTGGCTGATGAAATAATTTACACTGCATTGGCGCGGGTACTTCAAGAGGAAGAGAACCGCACCAGCGTTGACAGAATGATAAGCGCAGCGAAGCGGTGATTAACGGTAGGCAAAAAGGTGCAGCGTTTGAGCGCAAGATTGCTGGTATGTTGTTCGATGAAATTGGAATAAAATTTCAAAGAGACATTGAGCAGTACAGGCAATCACAACTCTGTGATCTGCGCCCGATTGAGTGTGATGAATGGCCGTTCGCTATCGAGTGCAAGCGGTACGCGAGTGGCAATGGACACAAGCCAGAGTGGTGGGGGCAGACGTGCTTTGCTGCGTCACGCGCTAATCTACAGCCAGTGCTTATCTATAAGTATGATCGCGCACCTATTCGTTGTGTCCTAGCCTTAAGCACCATCGGTTTGATGTTTGATAAAACCGAAAACATTGGATGGATTAAAACAGCAGAGGTGGATTTTGAAACCTTCTGCTACATAGCAAGAGAGTTAATGTGCGCCCAAGATACGAAAGACCAGCCGACTTAACTGTCGAGCGTAAGGTCGCCGCACAAATGGAGAGGAAAGGAATACAGCTACATAAGCTGCCCATTTCTTATCGCCTAGATTTTGCCATGTTTAAGAATGGCAAGCTCAAGGGCTGGGCAGAGATAAAGGCACGAAACAATAGCCACGACCGTTATCCAACGCTGATGATATCGCTGGGTAAGGTACTGGCTGCGAGGCAATTAGCAGACGTGAGCGGTACTCGCTCTATTCTGCTAGTGCAGTATCTCGACGGATTATTTTGGTGCGATTTTGCATCACCGTTTGAGATACGAATGGGAGGTCGATACGACAGAGGAGACTCAGATGATGTTGAACCTGTCGCTCACTTCCAAATCGAAGCGTTCACAATGGTGTGAGCGTAATTCAACGTTAAGGAAAGTAAAGAATGGCATTAGGTTTTGCAACGGAAGCTAAAGCGTCAGGTGATATCCTGCCTATCGTTAAGTGGGACGCTAAGTCCGGCGCGATGGTCAGAGTAGATCGGTATCAAGACGCAGGTGGTGCGTGGACACGAGACGAGAATGACATGGAAATTCCTGTCAAGTTCGTCGCTGACTTCGATAACATTGAGGTCGGTTGGTTGTCCTTCGCTGGTGGTGCGCCTGACTTCCACATGGTTAAGATTGGTGGCGAGATGCCAGCCCGTCCTAGCCCGGATCACAAGAACGCCTTCCGTTTACGCATCTATAATAAAGACCTTGGGTTGCGCGAGTTCTCGCACTCAGCCAAGACCGTCTTGCGTAAGATGGATGAACTGCACAGTCAGTTTGAAGCGGAGCGTGGAGCCAATGAAGGTAAGGTTCCAGTAATTGCGATTACGTCGATTGAGAAGATATCCATCACTACCCCTGATGGATCGAAGTCTACCTATCGCGTTCCATCTTGGAAGATTGCGTCATGGGTTGATCGTCCCGAAGGTTTGGATGGTGGATCATCACCAGCGCCAGCACCAAAACCTCTGGTGCAGGAAGCAGCGGAGGAAGACGATTTATTTTGACAAACGCGGGCGGGTGGCAATATGCTACCCGCCCATTTTTTCGTTAGCACACGGGATTTAGCATGACTGAAAATATCGGAGCGTATATGCAACAGGTGGCTACCCACTACTGGGGTGAGCCAACTGCAAAACGAGGACACGAACTGAGATGGGGTACACACGGCAGTAAGTCCGTCGATGTACGCAAAGGCACATGGTACGATTTTGAAACGAACGGTGGCGAAGGCGGTGGAGTAATTGATCTTGTTAAACGAGAAGAAGGTGCAACGCTTGGCGGGATTGGATCAGTCCTGCAACGTAAGTTCGGTATCTCGTCGCAACAAGCTGAGAAGCTACGTCCGAGAGAGTATCTCAGCAAAGCCTATAATTACTACGACGACAACGGAGAACTACGATATCAAGTTCTCAGATTTGAGCCACGACGCTTCATCCAACGTCAGCCAGCGGGCGAGAGTTGGGTCTATAATATGGACGGCATTGAACCGCTACCATACCGCCTGCCCGACATTATCAAGAATCCAGAAGCGCCAATCTTTATCGTCGAAGGCGAGAAGTGTGCTGATACACTAGCGCGACACGGCCTAGTCGCCACCACTTCACATGGTGGCGCAGGCAAGTGGCGCGATCCGCTGAATAAATTCTTTGAAGGTAGGCGTGTGATCGTGCTGCCCGACAACGATGAGCCGGGTAAACGTCACGCGGATGTAGTGATCCAAAAGTTATGGGGTATAGCCGCTGAGATAAAGCGCGTTGAACTGCAAGGGCTACCACCAAAAGGTGATGTTGCGGATTGGTTCAATATGGGTAGGGATTTGAGCGCGTTCAAACAGGCAGTGAAGGTCGCGCCGAAAATAATTGAACCGCCAATTCAAATTGCCGAAGAAATCATTCCGGACCCTAGCCCTATCTATGAAGCTGAAGAGCCCGATTTGAAGGCCCCCGATGGCCTTTTTCCGATTCTAAGCCTCTCCGATCTGATGGCTCTCCCGCCCGTCGATTGGGCCGTCGAAAACCTATTGACCCGGCAAGGATTAGGCATCCTGTACGCTCCACCGGGCGTGGGAAAGACGTTTTTTGCGCTAGATTTAGCACTGAGTATTGCGCGCGGTGTTCCATTCCACGGGCTACCAACGACGCAAGGCCGGGTTCTATACATAGCGGGGGAAGGGGCAGCGGGTTTAGGTAAGCGCGTGAAGGCCCTCAGATACGCCCGTGGATGGCGTGATGATGCGCCACTGTATATCCTACCCGCAAGCGTCGCCTTCGCTAATGACGGGGACATAGAACGCCTTCTACGCACTATCGACGCGATAGGCGAAAACTTTTCGCTCGTGGTAGTGGATACGGTAGCTCGTGCCTTGCTAGGCCACGAGGAAAACAGCGCGGATAGCATGGGGCTATTCATTGCAGCGTGTGACGCCATAAAGAAGCATACCGGGGGCGCTCTTTTGGGTATCCATCACGCCGGTAAGGACTCGGCGCGCGGCATGAGGGGCAGTAGCGCGCTACTAGGTGGCTCAGATAGTGTCTTAAAACTATCGCAAGAATACGGCCTGCTAACGTGCGAAATTGAAAAGCAAAAAGACGCCGAGCAAATAGAGCCCTTGCGTTTTCGTATGATCCAACGCGCGCTTATAGGTGAAACGTCAATCGTGTTGGAGCGTGTCGAAGTTGAGGGCAAGGCCAAGGTTAGGCTCACGCCTTCACAATACCACGCATTGCGGATTTTAACGAATACTATCATCGATGCACAGGCTCAGAAGGTACTTTCTACAGTATGGCACGATGCGCATAAGCGTGACGCGCCCGACGAAACGGCACAGGCGCGCTCAGCAGCGCGTAATGCACTACAGAAGCGCGGCCTAGTCGTGACAGATAAAGGCTTTGTGTGGCCTACGCCGGAAGGGCAGGAAGCGCAAAAAGAAGGGGGCTAATTGCCCCCTTTTAACTCAATAATGGTTTGGTTTATTTCGGGCGCTAACGCCATGATGGCAAAGCACCCGGCAAAGAACGCCAAGATGGTGAGAAACTCGGCGATAAAAATAAGTGGATTGCGTTTCATTGTGTGTGCTCCATGTTTTCGACAATTGCGGATGCTTTGCGTTTATTGTTGCCATGCGCCGGGAAACCAACAATGACCTTGCGGTCACGCTTGGCGCACAATCCGCATTCCGCGCAAGTTGTGTCCTTATAAGTAGCGGGACACTGCGCGACGCGACGGCCTTGCGGCGTCGTAGTTTTGCGCGCGTTAAAATCGGCGGGCAATACGGTTGCAACCGGGCCAATATCTAACGCGGCTAGTTCGTCGGCATGATTTAGATTGTTAGCCGATAAGTTAACAACAAACCCGTCTTTGTTAGCGGCTTCTATAACAGCCGCGTTAGTGGGGCCGCGTTTAGGGTTATAGTGCGTAAAAGTAAATCCGCGCTTGCCCTTATTCGCCGCGACAAGCTTAGACATTGCCGTCACGTCAATATGAACACCATCGCCCGGAAGGTCGCCCGCTTGGTTGTGACGCCATAATTGATTTTCTGGCAAGTCCGCGACTTGATCACAAAATGCTTCCAATCTTCCGCCACGCTCGCCGCGAGTTACCTCATCCCAACGGCCTTTTAAAGGGTATCCGTCGGCATAACATCCATTGCCCTTAAAAGGGCAATCGTTAGGGCAAGTATTAGCTGAAGTCGTTGAAACGGGAATTGGCCCGGTTTTCTTATTCGTACTTTTAAGCGTGAGTGAATAAAAAGTCGTAGTCATGCTATATCTCCCGTATATAAGTGTGCTATAACTGTTATATATAATACACTCCCGATATCGCGCAAGGGCAAACGGTAAAAAAAATTGCATGGTCCGATGCGGTAGTGAGGGGATCAACTGGCTAAGTCATTGAATAATAAGGGGATCAATAGCAGATCGGGGGTATGTAAGGGGTAGTAAGACAATGCTCCATCAGATCAATAGTGTTGTGTCCCCCTATAGGGGGACAATACTATTGATGCGATTTGATGATGATCTATTGATGAAGGGGAAAAGATGAAAACTGGAACTAGAAAACGAGTCACGAAAGCTGATCGATCATCAGTGCGTCGTGACTTCGGGCCGAATGAGCGTGACGCCGAAAGAGTGCGGTCAGCACTACTCGAACACGATAAAGTAGTTAGCGGATATGAATCGCGATGGGGTATTGATCGCTTGCCCGATTTAGTAGGGCAGGAATTACGCGAGCGATTCGAGTTGCAATGTGATAGGCTCAATAAAGCTATCCGCGAGTGTAACGCCGACGAGGTAGAGAAGCTGGTTCCTGTATCGTGTCGAGCGTATGCCGCGTTAGAAAAGGCAGCGATGGAAGCAGGAGCAAAAGAGCTAACCGGGGAAGCATGGGAAGCTGCAATCCCATCGGGCGGCGTCTTATGTATTACGCGCTCAGACTATGAAGCCGTAAAGGTAGCCAAGGAGCGCCCGGATTGTGTAGTGTGGAGCGTGGAAGAGGTGGCGCGGGTAATTGATGCTTACGATGCGGCTAAGCTCATGTCATTGGTAAAGGCGAAAATGCCGGACGCTATATTCAAGGGTATGGAAACTAAAGGCGGGAAGTTAGACGATGCAATCCCCTTCTGAATTAGATATTAAACGACAATGGTCGATCATACCCGTTCGGGCATTAATGGATCGGAAGCTACACACTTCACACTTTAGAGTGCTCGTAGGGCTTTGCATCTTTACCAACTCGCATGGCGTTTGCTGGCCCGGTGTTCAGACCGTTGGTGATATAGTTGGAGTTGATCCCGCTAGCGTATCAAGAAGCATTGCGAGACTAGTTAAAGCTGGCTACGTGCGAAGACTAAGGCCACAAGACTATCAGATGGAATACGCACAATTCGGCAAGATAAACCGCTACCAAGTGCTTTATGACGTAGATGCACCATTGCCAACGTGGGAAGAAGTGCAATCGGCAAAACTACTGTTATCGGCAGCAGATACAGAAGACACGCACAAGAATGAAATAGGGGGATTGGGGGAAGACAACACCTTGATTGCAAACGCTCACTCACTGGCTTCTGCCTACGCGGCGACCGTTGAAAGGGTGCTAGGACAGCCTAGAAGGGCTGAGAATGAGCTAGGCGCTGCCCGCCAGCTAGCAGCGTTAGGCGTTGACGTTCCTGCAATCGTAAGGGCTACTGAGGAACATTGCAGGGCTTGCTTATTAAAGCGTGCGGGGGTTCCTGCCCTTGCTGATGTTGCCCGCGCTTTGAATTAACGTACGTTTGCCCTAGCGGATTGACAGGCTAACCTATTGATTTATAACGAAAGAGGCCCTTTCCCCCCTACCCCCGGCCAATTCTATAGGGGGGTGTCACACAAAATTTTCCTTACTTTTCGGAGGAACGCATTGTTTAGCTTACAAACTTGCCCCGAATGTTGCGGACTGAAATATCTTCGCTATGATGATTCGCCCGATTGCGCGAGAGAGCGGACGAACGTGCTTGCTATTTGTTATCTCTGCAACGGGCATGGGGAAATATTTATGGAGGAGGACACACCCGATGAAGCGGGATGAAGTATTGGAATTAGCGAAGGTTACGCTAGTAGATCGAGGCGCTGATTATGGCGATGCTCGTGTGAACTTTGATCGGATTGCGGTTATGTGGACTGTGATTATGGGTCAGCAAGTGACGAGGGCGCAGGTAGCCCAATGTATGATTTGTCTAAAGCTGTCACGTTTAGCTGAGACACCTAGCCATGAGGATTCGTGGCTGGATATTGTTGCTTACGCGGCTCTTGGTTCGGAGGTACACGAGTGACCGAAGATAAACTATCCGTTCGTGAAATACGCGCCGCTTTAGCTTCTCGTGACGAGGAGCGACGTGAGGCGGTTGTAAATGAGCTTGAGGCGCTCG